CGTGGACCTTTTCCGGTCGGTGCGGTGACGGCCCTGGAATCCCGCAGTTTCGCCGGGTCGGCATCGGGCGAAGCCTTCGCGCGCTTCCACATCCGGAACCCTGAGCGGTGGTGGTCGAGCAGCTCGTCGCCGGTCGCGCCATGCAGGCGCTGGGCGACCCCCTCGGCCTCACGCAGGTAGGCGAGAGCGTCGTCCCGCTGGTCAGGCTCCACGACGAGCAGGAAGGCCTGCCGAGCCCTCGCCTCGGGCGTGTCGCTCTCGCCGTCGCTGGTCTTGCCGCCCGTGACCTCCTCGACCGAGACGCCCTTGTAGCTCGCCAGAATCTCCAGCGCCGAGTAGCCGAGCCCGCGCCGTCCCGAAAGCACGTCCGAAATCTGCGACTGGCTGATCCCCAGGCCCTTCGCTGCCTTGCTCTGATTCTCGTCGAAGTCCTCGACCACGATGCGCCGAAGGAACCGGCGCGACGCTTCCTGCTTCGCGTCCGACAGGGACTTGGTTGCCATGCGAGGCATCCTGACGCGTTGCGCGAACGCTACCGCCGTAGATATACCCGCTTCGGCTTGCACGGTGCTATCGCTACCGCTATAGAGGAAGGTCATGGGATCACGTTCTTCTGGTCACGTTCGGACCGGTCATGGGCTGCTGAGGGAATGGCGCGAGCGCGCCGGTCTCTCGCAGGCCGCGGTGGGAGAGCTCTGTGGCGTCAAGCAGACGGTCGTCTCCGACTGGGAGAACGACCGGAAGTGCCCGGGCCTGGAGGCTGGCACGCGCCTGGCGGCCGTGTCCGAGGGCGAGGTGCCCGTCGAGTCCTGGTTCGCCGTGTCGGCCGGGGGAGAAGCAGCATGAGCGCATCGGACTACGAACACTCTGACGCAGCCCCCGACACTTCGCTGCAACCGAACGACGCCGCCACCTGCGGTCCCCTCGCGACAGTGCCGGGCGTTCAGTCGTTGCCATTCAACGGATTGCAGGATGCACCGGCCATCGCCCGCCGGCTGACCGAGGTGCTCGGCCGCATGCCCTGCAGCTGCGACAAGTGCGACCACAAGCTGCCGCGGTCGCTGATCGAGGAGCGCGCCCATGCGCTCGATGCGGCGCGGGCGCTGTACGAGCCAACCCCGGTGCAGCCCGAGCCCTGGCCCATCGTGGCGCCCCTCGACGAGGCCGTGCTCGACCAGCTGGACCAGCCCATCGCCCTGCGCCTGACTGACTCGGCTTGGAAGCGCGTGGACCTGGTGAAGCGCTGGCGCTCGCTCGAGTCGCAGCTGACCGTCGACGAGCTCGAGCGGCACGTCGTGGCCGGCGAGAACGAGACCATGGGGCGCAAGTGAGGGTCGCGGCTCTCTACGTGCAGAAGGGTGGCGCCTACTTCGGCATGCCCGACGTCGACCCGTGGGATGAGGCTCGCGACGCGCGGCTGTACGACGGCCCGCACCCGGTCGTGGCTCACCCGCCGTGTGCGCGGTGGTGTCGGTTGGCGGGCTTTGTCGAGAAGGTCTACGGCCACAAGCGCGGTGAGGACGGTGGTTGCTTCGCGGCGGCCCTGGCTTCCGTGCGGGCCCATGGTGGCGTGCTCGAGCACCCAGCGCACTCGGCGGCCTGGGCACGGTTCGGCCTGCCGAAGCCCGCGGCGTCCGGCGGATGGATCGGCGACGGTCAAGGTGGTTACGCATGCCAAGTCGAGCAGCGCCACTACGGGCACCGCGCCACCAAGGCGACGTGGCTCTTCGCGGTCGGCTGTGAGCTGCCGGCGCTCTCATGGGGCAAGGCCCCCCCGCCCGAGCTCGTCGTAGGGAGCTGCTCGGCGAACGGCGACGGCACGTTCCGTCGCGCTGTGGAGCGCATGGGCAAGGCGGAGCGGAACCGCACCCCGCCCGAGTTCAAGGCCGTGCTGCTCGCCATGGCGCGCTCGGTCTACGGCCAGCGGGTGGCAGCGTGAGGTCCGACACGCTGACCTGGCTCGCCTTCGTGGGCGCGCTCATCGTGTGGACGCTGGCGGTGCGGGCGTGAAGCGCGACTTCGTGGCCAGCTTCGACGTGCCCGGCGAGACGTACCGCCGCCCGTTGCTCATGCGCGCCAGCATCGGCCGGGCGCTGTTCGAGCACGTGTGCGACCGGGACCCGCTGCTCCAGAGGCTGATTGCCGAGCAGCGGCAAGACCAAAACGAAACCGGCGACGGGTTGCACCCCATCGCCGGCAATGCGGGCTCAGGAGGCCCAACACGATGACGATGAATCAAGACGACACGAAAAGCAACCTGGACGGCGCCGAGTGGGGAAGCCCGCGATGCAAACGCATCCGCGCGGTGATGGCGCGAATGAACGCAGCGGCTGCGCGGGCGATCCTTGCCGAGAACGAGGAGGGCTTCTACGACGTGGTCGCCAGCTACTCCTCGTGGCTTCTCGATGAGGTCACCTCCGAAGATCCGGAGGCGGCGTGATGCCTTTCCGCCAGCGCATGCCGAAGTGGAAGACGGCCAAGGCTCGCGAGATGCGGCACGCCCCAACGTGGGCAGAGGGTCGTATGTGGGAAGTCCTTCGTCAGCGACCGTGGGGACTGAAGTGGCGACGCCAGGAGCCAATGCTCGGCTGGATTGCGGACTTCTACTGCGCGAGCTCTCGCCTCGTCCTGGAGATTGACGGCGGGGGCCACGATGCCAGCCGGGACGACGTGCGGGACGCGTCCATGCGAGCTCATGGGCTTCGCGTGCTCCGTATCACCGCGGACTCGGTCTACTCGGACCTCGATGGCGTCATGGCTGCCATCGAGCGGGTCGTGCGGGGCAAGGTGGCGGCGTGACCTGGTTCAAGGTGGACGACCGCGCAGCCTTCAATGCGAAGGTTCTCCGGGCAGGGAACGAAGCGTTCGGAGCGTGGACTCGCGCCGGCTCTTGGACGTCTGCCGAGGGAAAAGACGGGTTCATTCCCGACGAAACCGCGGAGCTCATTGCCAAGAAGAGGGTGTGGGAACGCGCCGTGTCCGCGGGCTTGATGTCGCGGGTAGACGGTGGCTGGCAGATCCAAAACTACCTGGAATACAATCCCAGCGCCGAGCAGGTAGCAAGCAAACGGGAAGCTCGTGCTCAAGCCGGGTCGAAAGGCGGGAAGCGCAGTGTCGAAGCAAAGGCTCAAGCAATTGCTTCAGCAAACGTTCAAGCGGTTGCTTGTGACACGTTTCAACCCCCGTCCCGTCCCGTCCCGTCCCGTCCCGATCCGTCTCCTACGGAGACTGTTTTGTCGGCGGTGCCGACAACCTCAAAGGCCAGTCCGAAGCGAACTCGGGCGCCGGAGCCAGACGACGAAGACGCCTGGTGTGAGCGCTGGAAGCTCACGGCCGAGCGGGCCGCCCACCCGGACGACTTTGCCCACTTCCTGAACTCTCACCGGGCCAAAGGCTCGCTGTTCGAGCGCTGGGGGGCCGCATGGGCGACATGGAAGTCTCAGGGCAAGAAGTTCGCAGCGGCTCGCGCAACCGCCCCCCTCTGGTCGAAGCCGAGCACCCTGCAGGCCGATGACGAATCGAAGCTCTTTGTCCCGTACGGAAGGATCGCATCATGACCCGCACCGCAACCGCCCCGAGCCTCGGTTTCGAGCTCGGAATCGACGAGCCCGACTGGCTCACCTGCGGCGCCAAGGGCTGCGCCGAGCTGACCATGGGCAAGCTCTGCGGTAAGCATCAGCGCGCCTTCGAAGACCAGGCTCGGCGCTACATGGCCGAGCAGTACGCCGTGGAGCGCATCGAGGAGCGCTGGCAGTGGTGCGAGCGCAACGACCCGCGCATGGCCCAGCGCATCGGCCCCATCCGCTTCCGCGACGACGGTCAGGACGGCCGCGTCCACCCGCCATCCGCAGCCATCAGCCGCATCATGGCCGACAAGCGCCCCATCGTGACGTTGGTGGGGCCCTCGCGTGCCGGCAAGACCTGCATCGCGGCGGCCTGCCTGCGGGCCTACAGCATGCCCGACGCGACCGAGTGGGTGGACGCCACCAAGCTCGGCGAGGCGAGCATGGAGAGCGGCTTGGGTGACCGGGCCGAGTACCTGCGGCGAGCCGACCGGGCGAAGTTCCTGGTCATCGACGAGCTGCGCGATCCGAAGCACGCCAGCAAGGCCGCGAACACGTACGGCGTCATCAACGACCGGCACGGGCGCATGCGGCAGACGCTCGTGACTACGGGCATGGACCCGGCGCAGCTGTCGGCCGTGTTCGGCAGCGGCGGGATGGAGCGGCTCATGGAGCCCGAGTCGGCCCTGGTTGTCTACGTGAGCCGGAGGGCGGCATGACTCCCATCAAGGTGCGGTACTGGCTCGTCATCGGGAGCAAGGCGGAGTCCGAGGGCGCGGCTCTCGCTGTGCGGACCATCATCTGCTCGACCGCCGAGTCGGCCATCGATGCGCAGGCCGCGATGCGCACGGAGGGCTTCCTGAACGTCGAGTGCAGCAAGGGCGTCCAGCACATGTACCCGGAGGCGGAGTCATGAAGCTCCTCATCATCGTCGGCATTCGCATCGAGTGGCCGTTCAACCCCGCCCGACCCGAACCCCGCGTGTTTCGCTGCGTCCGCGTCACCCGACGCGAGACCGAGGCCACCGAGCTCACCGCCGCCATGGAGCGCGATGGGTACACCGTAACCCGCCACGAGGACACGGCCGTGCTGGCCGAGCTCGAGGCCGAAGACCAGGAGTGGGCGTGATGCGTACAGCGAAGCAGAGCAAGCGGCGGTCGGCGTGGGTTCGGAAGCGCCGAGTCGTGCGCGCCATCATGCAGGCAGAGGCGTGGCTCAAGACCGAGCCGGGTAGCTTCGGCGATTACATGCGCGTGGTGTTCCCGCTGCGCCCGTTCCCGAAGGTGTACCCGTGATGGCCATCGTCCTGGCCTGCGAGGTGTGTGGCGGCCCCACGGTGGGCGCTGTGGGGGAGGCTTGCGAGGTGTGCGCGACCGAGCGGGCGAAACGCGTGGTGGCTGGCGACCCGATTCGCAAGCTGTGGCAGGCCGAGGACCGGGCCATGCGCGCCAAGCAGAAGGTGGGGCTCATCCCCGCCACCGAGGCTTGGTCGGAGCGACGCGAGACGGAGCGCCACCTGAGCGAGCCCGTGCGCTTCGACGAGAGCCTGAGCATCACGTGGTTCACGTACCGCCGAAACGACGGCGTCATGGTCACGGTCGAGCATCACGGCCCCGATCCGAAGCTGCCTGACGACGCCGACCCGGAGTGGGTGTCAGAGCGGGCCAAACGCGGGCCCATCCGCGTGGTAGCCATCGACAGGGCGCCTGGTTGCAGGGTCGCCAGCCTCACTGAGGCGGTCGAGGGGTACGCCTCGCTGAGCGTCACCGTGCTGCGTGGCAAGCAGAAGTATCAGTCGTGGAGGATGCCGCCATGACCGCCCCCACCGTGTCCTTCGTCGTCCCCGGCGAGCCGCTGGGGAAGATGCGCCCTCGCTTCCGGCGTGCTGGCGCCCACGTGTCGACGTACACGCCCGCCAAGACCCGCGACTACGAGGCCAGCATCGCAGCCGCTGCCGACGTGGCGGCCACGAACCAGGGCTACGAGCATCCCGAGCGGGGCTGGTACGAGATGGAGGTGCTGGTGTACCGGACGCACGAGCGCAAGGGCAGCGACGTCGACAACGTCGGCAAGGCCGTGGCGGATTCGCTGAACGGCGTGCTCTGGCGCGACGACTCCGAGCTGCGCCAGGTGACGGTGCGGCTGGCGGGGTGGGGCGAGGCTCCGCGCGTCGAGGTGACGGTGCGGGCGTACCCGTACGTGAAGCGGGTACGGGCGAAGGGTAAGGTGGCGGCATGAAGACGCTGACCCAACTTCGCCTTGAAGGGCTCGTCCGCAACGTGAAGCTCCCCACTGGCTGGCTCGCCGAGGTCAGTCTCGACTGGAACACCGACGGGTACCTGTTCACGGTGTGGAGGCCCGATGGTGAGCCGCTGCGCACCGTGGTGCTGGACGTGGTGGCCAAGCGGTGGGGCCAGGCTGACGTGGATGCGCTGTTCGCCAGGGTGGCGGCATGAACGGGAAGCCGCGCAAGATGACCTACGCCGAGAGTACGAGGTACTGGACGAGCCCGCCTCCCGAGCCGTCCGAAGGTCTCACGCACTGGAAGCGCCGGGTCGAGCAGGGCTTTCGGCGCAACCGTCGACTGAGCGGTATGAGCTACGGCGAGGCTGCCGAGTACTTCGGGGTCTACCACTGGGAGTGGTTCCACGTGCTGTCGGACCTCATGGACGCGGCCGAGGCCAAGCCGTATCCGGCCAACGAGGCATGGCGACACGGGCGCAGCTACGGGCCTGCGCCGAGGGAGCTGCTGGCGGCGACGCTGGCAAGGGACGCCGCGTTCAAGGCGAAGAAGAGGGGCGAGCCCACTACCGAAGACCCAGCACCCCAGAGCCCGAAGACGGAATGACCGAGCCCGAACGAACCTGGCGCAAGCGCGCCCCTGTGCCCCTCGACGAGGACTTCGTCGTCTCCACCTGGCTCATGAGCTACTCGCGCAGCCGCGAGGGCTACCACGCCGGCGCCATGCCGAAGTCCCAGGCGCGCACCGCGTTCTGGGATGCACACCGCCCCGTCGTGGAGTTGCTCGCGCGCTCGGCGGACGTCGAGGTCATCTGCGACGACGAGGACCCGAACGTCGTCTACGCGTGGGCGTGCACCTCCGGCGACGTGGTGCACGGCTGCATCGTGAAGCGAGAGTACGAGCGGGCCGACCCCGAAGGTGCGCGGGAGATGGTCCGCGAGCTGCTCGGCGAGCGACTCGACCGAGCCTGCCCATACACGTACTTCCCGTACGACCTGCAGCTGCTGAAGCTGCTCCCCCGAGACTGGTACCCGGCAGCCGCGTGGCTGGCACAGAACTACGGCGACAAGCTCGCCAGGAAGGCGGCGTGATGACCGGCAGCACCATCAGGGAGCTCGTGTTCGTGCAGGCCGTCGCCATCCCCAACGGCGCCAACGGCGAGCTGGAGCGGGCGTTCCTGCGGGCCCACGGCTGGCAGGTGTTCATCCAGGCCGACGGCTCGCTACTCATCGGGCACCAGTCGCGCACCAGCTTCGCGCCGTTTCGGGTGTGTGGCGTGGGCTACTCGTACCGAACCGACGACGACGTGGCCGCGAAGGCCAAGGCGAAGGCTGCCTGATGGACGCCAAGAAGAAGCCGGTCTCCCAACCGCTCACCGTGCGTGGGCGTGGAAGGCCGACGACGCTGACTCCCGAGCTACAGGACCGCATCTGCGACGGCATCAAGGCGGGCCTGTTCGCCGAGACCGTGTGCGCCGCCAACGGAATCGACTACGGCGTCCACTACCGCTGGATGCGTACCAATGCGGATTATTGCCAGGCTGTACGCGTTGCTGAGATGGAGTTGCAGTTACTGCTGCTCGACGTCATCCGTACGGGGGAGACCGGGGCAGGCCATGCTCTGTCGCTGCTCGAGCGCCGGTTCATGCGGCAGTGGTCCATCCGCACCAAGTCGGCGGTGGTGGAGCGCGAGGACGAGATTCTGCGGCTCCTGCGGGCAGGGCTGACAGACGACGTCTTCGGAAAGGTACTCGATGCGCTTGCAGGCGATGGCGAAGGCGGAGCGGAAGCAGCGGATGGTGAAAGCCGCCGGGCCAAGCTCCCGGCTGCCTGACATCCCCCAGAGCTTCGTTGCATTCTGCAAGGAGGTGCTCGGGGTGCGACTCACTCCCGGCCAGACCGTCGTGGCCAAGGTGGCGTACGACGGGGTGCAGCCGCGCGAGCTCGTGGGCCCCGAGCGGGAGCTGGCCCGCGTCATCTTCGGCAACGTCGAGGAGGTGACGGCAGCCCAGCGAGCCACGCTCGTGGCCATCGTCGGCGGTCGCGCCGGCAAGAGCTACGTGCTCGTCGCCTGCCGCATGGTGCACGGCATGTTCGCCCGCAACCTGGACAGCCTCGCCCCGGCCCAGCGTGCCGTGGCCCTGGTCATCGCCCCAAACGACGGGCTTCGTCAGGAGGTCGTCAACTACGCCCTCGGCGCCATCCGCAACTGCGCCCTGAAGCCGGCGCTCATCCTGCCGAAGGGCGCCACCGAGGACAGCGTGGTGGCAGGCTTCGCGGTGAAGCGCACCGACGGGAAGCTGGTGCGCTTCGAGGCCGGCGTTGCGACCGCTGGTGGCTACGGTGGCCGTGGTCGCGCGCTCACCGACGCGGCGCTGGACGAGGCTGCGTTCTTTCGCGACTCCGGCAGCGTGGTCAACGACGCAGCCATCTACTCGGCGGCAAGTCCCCGCGTGCTGCCCGGTGGACAGACCATGGTGACCACGACTCCGTGGGCGAAGTCGGGGCTCTCGTACGAACTCTTCGCCCGCAACTGGGGCCACCCGAAGGACGCGCTCGTGGCCCACGCGCCGACGACCGTGCTGAACGACAGCGAGTGGGTGGCCGAGATGGTAGCCCGTGAGCGCCTGCGCGACCCGGACAACGCCCGGCGCGAGTTCGATGCCGAGTTCATGGCCACGGGCACGCTCCTGTTCTTCGAGGCCGAGTCGCTGGAGACGGCGAGGGTGGCCGCGAACCCCATCGACTCGCCTGCCGACCTGAAGCCTGGCGACATCGTGGTCGCGGGCATGGACGCCGGCTTCCGCTCGGACAGCTCGGCCCTGGTCATCGTGGTTCGGCGCGGCACCAAGCTACACGTCGTGGCCTGCCTGGAGATGCGGCCCGACGCCGGCAAGCCGCTGCAGCCTCGCGACGTGGTCGCCACCTTCGCGGCCGAGTGCCAGCGGTGGGGCGTGCGGTACGTCATGGCCGACGCCCACTACCGCGAGAGTATCACCGAGCACCTGACCGCCTTCAAGCTGGTCTACGTGCCCGCACCGCACACGCCGAGCGAGCCGTACGTCCGAACCCGGGTGCTGCTTCGTGAGGACCGGCTCACGCTCCCCGACGATGCGCGCCTCATCCAGCAGATGCGCGAGGTACAGGGCCGTGCGCAGTCGGGTGGTGGACTGACCATCATCCACCCGCGCTGGGCGACCGGTGGCCACGGCGACCTGTGCGCGGCGCTGGTACTGGCGGTGGACCAGGCTGGCGGCGCGGTGGTGAAGCCGCCCCCGCCCGCGAAGGGCACGGCCGAGTGGGAAGCCGCCGAGCGTGAGGCGCGGCGGAAGCAGATCAAGGAAGCGAACGACCGGAGCAAGCCGGCCGACCGCGGACGCAACGCACACTGGCGCAGGACCGGGTAGAGGGTTGCGGCGCGTGTTACAATGATCGAAGAGGCCTCGCGGTGCGGAAACACCCGAGGCCATGACCCAAACCTGGATTGGAGGCTGGATATGGCAGACGTAGCACACGCCCGAGGCGTTGACCTTGCGCGGATGACCGCAAGGCAGACTGAGCTGTTCTGGAAGAAGGTAGACCGCCTGTCTGCGCCAGACGGCTGCTGGACATGGACCGGGTGTTTGCACCAGAAGGGCTACGGCCGGCTCAGCATCTCGTACGACGGGCGATGCTGGCAAGCCTTGGCCCACAGGGTGTCGATGTATCTCGCAACCGGCACCCCTCCACAGTCTGACATGCTCGTGTGCCACCGTTGCGACAACCCCCGGTGCGTGCGGCCCGACCACCTGTTCCTCGGCACGGTGCAGGACAACGCGGACGACATGTGGGCGAAGGGTCGCAACCGGTCGACGGCCGGCGAGCAGAACGGAAGAAGCGTCCTGACCGAAGAGAAGGTGCGTACCATCCGCATGCTGCGTGGACAGGGTGAGGCGCCGCGCAAAATCGCCGAAGCCTTGGGCGTGTCATTGCGCTGCGTTCAGGGGGTCATCTACGGCCACTCGTGGAAAAGCGCCGCGTAGAGGGTTCCGCATTCCTCGGCCCTGTGTAGCCTGCACGGGTAAAACGAGGAGTCCATCGTGACTCCCCACCAAGGAGAACGAAATTGGAACCTGCAGAACGCTCTCTCTACAACGCCGCGCTCGCGTACGAGGGCATCGTCGGAGCCGACGAAGCCAACGCCAAGCCCTTCCGCGGCCTCTCCCAGGGCGAGAAGGACAAGTACGCCCAGGCGGCCCGAAACGTCCTCGCTGGCATGTCCGGCGCCGACGACAGCACCGTCCTCAACGGCGCGCCCAACGCCTTCGCGCTGCCGACGGTCGACCCGGTCACGGGCGAGCGCCTGCAGTACGCCGACTCGGAGAAGTTCGGCGACGTCTCCGTGGCGCAGCGCGCTGGCCTCACCGCCGCGGGCGTGACCGACGCCGGCAAGTTCGACACCGGCGAAGGCAACGGCTCGGACACTAGCCTCGGCAAGGGCAAGGTCCCCGCCAAGCGCTGACCGCGCCAGCCCGCAGACGCGGGGCACGCTGTGAGGAGCGCCGGTTCCGGTGTGGCCATCCCCGAGTTCGACCCTCGGGCACAGCACTTTCGGTCGTGAGAGGGTTGCACCCCTCACGGCCGCATGTACCGTACATCCAAGATGAACGAGAACTGGAACGCTCAAGCCGCTTGGATGCGCACCGTTGGTGCGACGTCCGCGTCGTGGGCTGTCCAGAGCGGCGAGCTAGTCCTCGTCGACCTCGTGCTCGGCCCCGTGCCGCATGCCCCGAAGACCCAGCCCGATCCGACCCAGGACGAACCGAAGCAGGGGGCCGTAGTGCCTCACCGCATCGGCTCCGTACCGGGCCGGGTACCGCGTGCTGGTAGTGGCCACCAGCGCTAGGTGGTGGAAGGCAGAAGGCGACGCGCTCGCCAAGCAACTCGGCACGGTCTTCTCGTCCGTCGTCGAGCAGTCCGCATGGCTGCGTGACGCGCACAAGTACCACGCCTCCCTGTGGGGCGGAGAGGCGGCCGGTGGCTCGCTCATCGGTCAGACCGGGCGCGACTACGCCTCGTACGCCCCGAGCACGCTGCCGGACAACGTGTGCCGGTCGCTCGTCGACACGCTGCAGGCCAAGATTGGCAAGCACCGCCCCCTCCCGAAGGCCCTGACCAGCCGCGGCGAGTGGAAGAAGCAGCGGCGCGCCAAGAAACTCACGCAGTTCATCGAAGGCGCCTTCTACAAGCACAAAATCTTCGAGCGCCACGGGCCGAACATCATCCGCGATGCGGCCATCTTCGGCGTCGGGCACATGGCCGTCATGGTGCAGGGCAAGAGCCTGCGTGTGGAGCGGGTCATCCCCACCGAGCTCTTCGTCGACGAGTGGGACGCGCGCTACGGCGACCCTCGCAACCTGTACCGGTGCCGCACCGTCGACTCGGGCGTGCTGCTCGAACTGTTCGGCCGCACCGACAAGGGCGCCATCCGCGCCAGCGTGCGGGACGCCATCGCGCACGCCAAGAACACGCGTTGGATCGACACTGACGAGAACCGCGGCACCCATGAGGACACGACCGACCGCGTGGACGTGCTCGAAGCCTGGCACCTCTGCGACAACGTCGAGGCGCACGAGACGGGCGAGAAGCACAAGTGCACCGGCCGCCATGTGGTGGCCATCGCGGACGCCGTGCTGGTCGACGAGGAGTACGACTGGGACGCATTCCCCATCGCCACGCTGCACTACTGCGAGCCGCTCACGGGCTTCTGGGGTACCGGGCTGGTCGAGCAAATCGAGGGCTACCAATACGAGCTGAACTGCGCCAACGAGAAGCTGTCAGAGATGCACCGCCTCTCGGGCTCGCTCGTCGTCGTGCCCGACGGTGGCGACGTCTCGGCGACCGAACTGAACAACGACGTCGGCACCATCCTGCACACCACGCCCGGCGTGGGCGAGCCGAAGGTGTGGCAGATGGACCTGGTCAGCCAGACCCTGGCCGCCCGCGTCCCCGAGCTCGCGCAGCGGGCCATGAACAACAGCGGCATCTCGCAGATGTCCGCGCAGTCGGCCAAGCCGAGCGGCATCAGTAGTGGTGTCGCCCTGCAGACCCTCGACGACGTCGAGACCGAGCGCTTCATCATCTTCGGCCGGCAGTACGAGGCCTGGTGCCTGGACATGTCGCGCCTGTTCGTGTGCGGCGCCAAGCAGATTGCCGCGACTCATGGCGACTACGCCGTGGGCGTGCCGATGCGCGCGGGTCTCATCAACCTGTCGTGGAAAGACGTCGAGATTGACGGCTACGAGCTGCGCATCTTCCCGACGAGCGAGCTTTCGACGAAGCCTGCCGCCCAGCTCGAGAAGATGGAGCAGTGGTTCAACGTCGGCCTGTTCGACGGTGACACGCTGTGGCGCCTCTCGGACAACCCCGACGTGCAGGCGGAGTTGGAGCTGCGCATCGCGGACAAGATGGTCATCGACGACATGCTCGAGCACATGCTCGACGCCGACGAGGACGACGAGGACGCGTACCTCGCTCCGACCCCGTACCAGGACTACGAGTGGGCCAAGCGCCGCGCACAGCAGAAGCTGAATCGCGCCGTGCTGGATGGCGCGCCCGAGTTCAACCAGCAGCAGCTGCGCGACTTCATCACCGACTGCGAAGGCGAGCTCGAGAAGCTGAAGCCCCCGCCCGCTCCCCCGATGGCTCCCCCGATGGGGCCGCCGGGCATGGGTGCGCCTCCGATGGATCCCAGCATGGGTGCACCGCCGCCCATGGACCCCAGCATGCCACCCGTCCCGGTGGCCGCATGAAGACCCAGCACCAAGAGCCCACGATGAAGTGACCGAAGCCCAGACCATTACCGCGACCCCCGCGACGAACCCCGACACGGCCACTGTCACCGGCCTCGATAGCCGCATGTCCGACGTGCTCGCCGAGTTCGGCTCGAGCGGCAGCGACGACGCCGGCAGCGATGCTGGCGAGACCACGACCACCGACGCCCCGGCCGAGAAGCCCGCCAAGGCCGACAAGGTCGAGGCTGCTCC